TTGCCGCTTTGCCCGTTGAGCCTGAACCAGTGAATGGGTCTAACACTGTGCCGTTAGGTGGGGTTACCAGCTTCACTAGGTATTCCATTAGTGCGGTTGGTTTTACGGTTGGGTGGAAGTTTTTGGCTGGCTGATTTGGTTTGTCTGGCTTAGCGCCAATTTTATTGCCTGAAACTTTGGCAACATTCCCATTAAAAGACCCAACAGCAGTGTCCTCTAGCCCCTCTAGCCCCTCGTTCCTGTCACGCTTTGAGGCCTTTGCAACATAGAAGAAACGTGATGCTCCGCCGCTGTCGTTGTAGCCTGAACCAGAAAAAGTAATGGGAGCGCCAGACATTGAATTACTTGCGATTGGGACTTCCCCTCTTGAGGCAGGTGTGCTTTTACTGACCCCGCTCTGCTCATCTAGTAACCCTGCCGTGTGTTCGTCAAGGATTATGTTTGCGGGCCACCTGCCTGTAGCCGTAGAGCTAACATCTTTTGGTTGCCAGTCATCGTCGTGCATTACCCCTAAAGACGACATTCCTTTTGTAGTTCTTACCTCTGTCCCAATCCTTGAGCCGTCTATGTTGAGCGCCCCTGTGCCGTGTGTGAGTACATTGTGAGCGACTGTGCCGATTAGTGGCTTGCGGGCTACGATTATGGGTTCGTGAGCTGGTTTTAGTGCCGTTCCCCAGCCGTTCCATTGTTCAGCTTCGGGGGTTGAGGGTGCTGTTATGTCTGGTACAGTCGGTGAAACTTGAAACGATGAGCCAGTCATTTTTCCACCGCCGTGCCTATTCGATTTCCCTACTACTTCACGCTCTGCCCCTGCCGCTTTGTCTATCGCCTTGCTAACGTCTAGAGACTTAGGAAATCCGCTTCCATAAAGCCACGCCATGTTGTCTCTGATTTCAAAGCCAGCGTCCTCAATGGCAACGGCTACTCGGTGATAAGTGCGAGTGCCGCCGAATGAAAGCAAGTGACCGCCTGGCTTGAGGACTCTTAGGCATTCAGTCCATAGCTGCACCGAGTAGGCAATCCCTGAGCTGTCCCATTTCTTACCCATAAAGCCAAGCTCATAAGGTGGGTCTGTGACGATTGAATCCACCGAGTTATCTGGCAGGGTGGGCAAGACGTCTAAGTTGTTGCCGTGCAGGATTGTGAATGTCATTTTTTTAGGCCCTCTAATAGGTAAAGAATGTAGTCAGTGGTCACGCTTGGGTTCTTATTTATATTATCTAATAGTAAATTAATCATTCTCTGTTCGCCTTGCTTGCGGTATGTTTCGCGAACATCTTCAGCGTGTGAGACGACTGATGCCTCGGTTGACATCTGTTGGAGGTCTAGCTCAGGCATTGTCTCTCTTAGTCTTCCCGTAGTTAGGATTAGCTTTCCCAGCGTTTCTGCTGAAATCTTCTTGGGCTATGTTCGCAGCTCTGAGCACATCTCTGTAGTAGACAAACTGAAGCAAGCCCTCTGGGACAAGCCAGCCCTTTTCCACATACCTGTTGAGTTTATGCATGCTGATTTCGCCATAGCGAGCTGCTTCTTCGAGTGGCATCCGTGGGCCTTTTGTCATTTTGTATCTCCTGTTATTAGGCTGTATTATTGCACATGAGCTGGAGAAATGCAAGAAGGGGCTACCAAAAAACCAAGAAATTTGACAGTCCCTTCTTATAAAGATTATAGAACTGTTCGTGCTTTTTCACCAGTAATGACGCGAAAAAACAAAAAAGTCGAGCAAAACGTTTTTGCTAGCAGAAGGGCGAAAGGCCCCGTATAACCTCGCCGTTGACTTGACTTGACCTAAAAAGTGCTGTAGGGTATGGTTCTATCATACCAAATAAGGTAAACTAGAGACGAAACGAGGTCGCTGTATGAATAATTCAGGACTAAGCCTGTTTGTTGTTGGGATTTCAATGATGCTCCCAATGGCAATGTACGCAGATTCAAATGAAAAACTAAAGACCATGGAGCAGGGAAGGGTTGTTCTAGAAAACGGAACGTCAGTCAATGCCGAGGAGTACCTAAGCTACCTAGGAGGTGCTGGTGGCCCTGCTGTCGGCCTTGAAGATATTATTGGAACTACCTCTGTGATTAACAGCTCTGGGGCTCCAGCGGAGATTGTCAAGGTTGACAAGTTCGATGAAGTTAATCAAGCAGGCACTGCAAGGAAGCTTGTTTACCTAAAAGTTGCTGAGACTGTGTGGCCTGTGCAAACAGTCGCCATCAGCAGTGACTACGGATACCGTGATGCTCCTTGCGCTGGATGTAGTTCTGACCACCAAGGTGTGGACTTCGTACCTGGAGCTGGAACTAATGTCTTTGCCGTCTACCAAGGTCTTGTGACCAAGGCTGGGTGGGATGGCGGTTATGGAAATCGAGTTGAGATATCCCACTTTGTCGAAGGCGAAGATGGAAAAATTCAACAGTGGACAACTATCTACGCGCACATGCAGGACAGCTCAATAGCAAAAAATATCTATGTCGGGGCTGTAGTGCAGACTGGTGCAGTCTTAGGACGAGTCGGAAGCACTGGGACCTCCACTGGCCCCCACCTTCATTTTGAATTGATTATCGATGGAAAGAATGTAGACCCAATGCCAATTCTTGGGCACTACAACTTGATTGAACTGACTGAGAAAGAGGCTGCTCAAGTAACTTTCTCTGGCAATCTCCCCGAACTAAACTTCTTCAAAAATAAGTAAAGGAACGGGGGGCCGAATTACCGACCCCCCGCTTTCCTACTGTCGGGTAAGGAAACTATTTATTAACGTTCTTTAGGAACTCGGAAAGAGTTTCTACGTTATCAAAGTCTTGGTCAATAAGCTCGGGGTCTGTAATCTCTGAGTACTCCCCTGCTAGGTCGTCTGCCTCAGTTGTGTAAAGAGGACCGCCTTGTGTGAAGTTCCCCAGCACATGGTCGGCAGATGCCCAGCGCTTGGCGTCGACATCGTATGCAAGTAAGTAATAAATTTGTTGGGCCATGTCTCTACTCTACACATGAAAAAACTCCCCATCTGGAGAGGGGGAGTTTTCTTCAATCAAGTAAGACACTCGGACGATAATTTCGAAGTATTTTGTTTTGATTTATGCTGCCCAATTAGGCAGCTCTATAAGCATACTACGCTGCGGAGATGGCACCGTCTGTTTGGCGAACTCTATCGGATGCAATGTGCTTTGCTAGAGACTCAATCTTCTCGAAACGGAAGCCAGACCAAGTCTTGATGTCGGTGGTAACAATAGGAGCTTGGGTATATCCCTGCTCCATAAACTCTGCCAGCTTTTCTGGGTGCTCAGTGAGATTGACTTCTGAATACTTGATACCCTTCTTATCCATCATGCGCTTGGTGGTCAAGCACTGGGGGCAGTTGGGGGTTGAATAAACAGTTACATCAATCATTGATTCTCCTAGAGAGGTTTAGCGGAAATGGGCACGACCTTCTGAGAGTCGGAGTTCAATTGTAAGGGTAGAACTGGTCGTGAGGTTACCAAAAAACGAGGAGTTAGTTGTACTGTAGCTCTCAGATTGGAGGCAAACTGCTTCTAATTAAGTGGTTATCCAGTTGGCAATAAAAAGCTTTTTTGACAGGTTGTCGAGCTCGTCAAACTCTGCAAACTTATCCACAGGGAGCGCCTCTAAAAACATCTCAAACGCGTGCTCGAAGGCGCCTTGAATGTCGTTGTCATAATAGCAAATAGCTACTTGACCGCTTATTTCTAAAGGAAGAGATTTGAAAGTGGGGAGCACAGCACGAAAGCCATCTCGCTCGAGGTCAACCAAGTCTGGAAAGTTATTCATTTGTTAGCCCCTCGTAGAGTTAAATCCTCTGCCAGAAAAAGTAATTGGAGGAGCGCTAAAGATTCGAACAAGTGGTGTCCCGCATAGTGGACATCTGTCCACAATACTGGAATCGGTTATCGAACGACTCTCTGAATAGTTGTGGGAGTTTTTGCATTTGTACTCGTAAGTAGGCATGTCTCTATTGTATAAAGAAAACGGCCCTGCCATTTCTGACAGAGCCGCTTCTCAACGAAGGAGGTTATGAACTAGATTGCAATAGTCCATCTGTGATTAGAGTTTGCTCCAGGTCACAGAACCAACTATACCATCAACTTTCATCTTCTGGGACCTTTGGAAAGCCTTGACTTTCTTGTCGGTCTCTGGCCCAAAGACTCCATCAACTTTTACCTTGAGCTGCTGCTGTAGGTACTCTACGTCTTCACCCGTTGAGCCAAGTCTTAGCCAACCGCTTAGGGCAACTCTTTTGACGCGAGGTGCTGGCTTAGGCTTTGGCTTTGGAGCTGGCTTTGGTTTTGGTGCTGGCTTCTTCTTGGCAGCAGGAATGTCCATGAGCCCCCAAGTGATTGGCCCAACAACTCCGTCAGCGATGATACCCTTTTGCTTCTTCTGGAACTTGACGGTTGCATCGTGAGTTGCTTCTCCGAATACGCCAGTGACGGGCACACCCAAGAACTTCTGCATGTGTGCAACGTCCTGTCCAGTATCGGAGTCGCCGATAGATAGTGGCTGTGAGTACTTTGGCTTGGTTGTAGGAACAAAAATTGCTTTTGCTGAATCTGGGGTAGGGAGCTTTGCAACCTTCTCTACTTCGTCCTTAGCAGTGTGCAACTTGATAAAGGCAATAGGGTCATAGTATCCAGCGCCATTAGCGCCCCAACCGT